CTCAGTTGGTAGAGCGCCTGCTTTGCAAGCAGGATGTCAGGAGTTCGAGTCTCCTTATCTCCATTTCTAAATACTTAGAAAGTATTGAGATGGAAAGAGCTAACGCAAAGAATGTTGGTGAATTTTTTGGAAAGTTAGATAAAATCGGAAGAACTGCACTTAGTGATAGTGCAATGGTGGGAAAAGGAGTGGAGTTATTTTTTGAAAAAAAGTTTACTCTTGCTCAAGAAAAAGCACTTAAAAATAATGTAACTAAAATACTAGATGAGAATTTTTCAGGATCTTACGAACTAGGTAAGTTAGAGTATGATGCTGGCGAGAGCATCTTGATGATAAAAATAGCAGATTCTGGAGCACCTCCAAAAATTCCTACAGATATTCAAGAAGCAGGAAGTGCTTTTGTTCTTACTCAGGTTTTGAAGAAAAATAAAAAGTTTACAAGTGGTGCTGACATTTTAAATGATGCAGATACAAGAGGTGGTCTTGATAAAATTTTTAGTGGAAACTATAATGATGGACTAAAAGAATGGACGCATAGTTATTTTGAACATCAAGAAGCATTTTTTAAAAAGTTTCAACCTTCTCAATGGGATATCTTTGAGCACGGTGGTCAAGACTTTATGAAGTTTATCAAAGAGCAGTGCCAGATTGTAAAAGAAGTTACTGCTTCTGGAAAGTTGCAGGATGTTGGAAAGTATGAAACTTGGAACCCTGCTGATATCTGGGCAGTAAAGGATAAGGGCAAGGTAAAATCTGAGATAGACAGAGCGATTCAAGAAGATGGAACTGCAACTTTGAAAGAGTTGAATAATGTTCTTTTGAAAATGTTAAAGGAAGATAGACTTATTGGTTTGTCTCTGAAGAAAATTGACCCTAAAGAATCAGCAAGTTTTGTATATGTAAATAAAGATCCTAAAAAGATTGAGTTTGCAAAGGTTGAAGAAATCAAGATGAGCGATATAAGTTTTGAAATCAAAACTGAGAAGACAACGGATGGTATGTCTCAGGGTGGATATTGTCTTTTTGGAAAATACACTATTAATATAATAAGAACTCCTACCTCTGGGTTTTCAAACCTGAAGTTTGAAAGTGTTGTAAAGGGTAGTGGAGGTAGAGGTGGTGCAGCACCTGTTGCTATGGTTGGTAAGTTGTTGAAGGGTAGAAACCCGAGTGCTACGTTTGTGAATGATAATAATAAGTATCCTAAAACAAAAGATGAGTTTTTGAATGATAGGAGAGATTATGAAAAGATGTATAAGAGTTTGAATGGAGTTATAAAAGGAACTAAAACCTATAAAGAGTTTAAAGATAGAATAATCTCAATGTATGAATCAAAGAACTCTAAGTCTAGAGGTGTTGCTCAATCCAAACTTATGCAACTCCACTTTTTCTCTGATGCATTAGCAAAGAAAAAGAATGAACCAGAGTTCTGGACTGATATGTTATACCTTTCCTTAAAAGTTGGAAAAAGGTTTGCCCCTCATGGTAAACTTGCATAGGTAAAATAAATACTTAAAACTATCTCTTAATCCAGTGGCAAATAAAGGACTTCAGTTTGAACATGCTGTAATGTATGCTGCCACAAGTAAAATCGTTAATAAGTCCAAGCAAAATCAAAAGGACTATGACGATGCAGCATCAAGGTATACTTCCATACCTAAAAATATAAAGGATAAGGCGGAAGAGATTGTTGAAAAGATGGCACCGAGAACTCTGAACTCTAGGCAGACTTATTATAAGTCGTTTAGAAAAATGTCTGGTGGTGGTGAAGAACCAAAGACTGATATTATGTTTGAGTCTGGAGGAACCACGTACAAGTGCTCTATGAAATGGGGAAAGGCATATCAGTTATCAAGTGCTGGGATTGATAAGTCATTATCGGTGTTTCAAAAAGTTTTGAAAAAAACAGCACAAGATATTGGTTGTCCTACGGATGCAGTTACGTTAGGATATTTGCAGTTAGTTTTGGAGCAAATAAACAATAAGTGTGAAAATGCAAAGGGTGTGATTGCACAACCGAAAGCAAAGGCAATCCTTGCAGACCTTAAAAAGTCTGGAGGTTTAAATGAGCAACTGCAAGAAGTTTTAGGATCTAAAAAAAGTCCTGGAGCAGCTGTTGCATATGATACGTTTAAATATAATCTTACTCATGAGTGTATGACTGGTGATATGCTTTTCAATGGTGACGATAGAGCAGCGACTCATCTTATGACTGAAGATGGGGTAAAATCCATCGATGAAAAAGCAGTCAGAGACGTAATGAAACTAGCGGGAGTTCGCCTCGCCCTCAAGGGCAGGGGTAAGGACAAAGTTACAGGTGTCCGTCAGAACGCCATCGTGATCCGATACGAGGTATAATACTGGTATGTCAAAGCAAAACACTCACCTAGAGCACCTGGAGGATGACATCCTCAATGATGGTGCCGCTGGAGGAAAAAACGCAGTTGCCTTTTTGATTGAACTTGGTAAGATGTTGTCCGAACCTAGATCTAATGTTCGGATCACTACAAAATGGGATGGAGCACCTGCAGTAGTCTGTGGTAAGCATCCATCAACAGGAAACTTTTTTGTTGCTACTAAGAGTGCATTTGCTCAGTTGCCTAAGATCTGTGTAAATGATGCTGATGTTGATCAGTATTACAGTGGAGATCTTGCAGCAAAACTGAAAGCATGTCTCAAGTATCTTCCGTCGTTAGGAATCAAAGGAGTTGTGCAAGGGGATCTCTTGTTTACTGATGATAAAAGCAACCAGGTGATAAACAAAGAGAAGGTCATTTCTTTTCAACCCAATACTATTGTGTATGCTGTCCCTGCTGATAGCGATATTGGTAAGAGGGTAAAGACAGCAAAACTTGGAATCGTGTTTCACACTTCTTACAGTGGAGGACCATCTTTAAGAAACATGTCTCCATCTTTTGGTGTTGATATTTCAAAGATGAGGAAGAATCCTAATGTGATGGTGTTCTCTTCTGACTTTATTGATGCTACAGGGGAATCTACTTTATCCGCATCAGAACTGAGTGCATATACTGCACAAATCAGAAAAACTATAGGTTCTCTGAAGCAAGCTTCTTCTTTCCTAAATATATTAGGAGAAACTGGAGAGGGAAAGTTTCTTCTATCCACCCTGTTCAAGCAGTTTTTTAATCGATACATTAGAGAAGGAAAATCCATTACTAATACGCAAAAGGTTGCGAGCGATTTTTCGATCTATTATAAAGAATTGTTAGATAAAGAAATACAATCGAAGAAGACTGCTAAGACACAGGATAAGTACAGAACTATCCAAGAAAATGGTCTCAAATTTCTTAAGGACAATAAAAGGTCCGTTTATTTCACCGTTGCGTCGTATATTAATCTACAGCAAGCTAAAAGCATCATTGTCAAGAAACTGGAGAAGGTTAAAACGTTGGGAACATTCCTTCGCACGGAGTCTGGGTATAAAGTTACTGCGCCAGAAGGGTTCGTTGCGATTCGGTCTGGTCAGGCACTCAAACTGGTTGATCGTCTTGAATTCTCCAGAGCGAATTTCACCGCGACGAAGAATTGGGACGTAAAACCAGCGGGGTACAAACCCATTGGTACTAAATAATGTTATGGTGAAAAAACAAATGAAAAGTTTTATACAGTTTATAAAAGAAGCAGCAACCTCACCTGCAACTCAAGCATCAAGACTTGGGTTGAAGGGTGATGGTCATGGGGGATGGTATAAAGATGGTGAGTTCGTTGCAAAAACTGAAAAGGGTAGACTGAAGTTTTATAATAAAAATCAACGTCAAGGTAAAGATCCTGATCAAGGATCTGATGAGGCACCTAAAGCAGCACCTCAACAGGCAGCACCAGCAGCAAAAGCAGAACCTGCTGCAGCACCTGCTGAACCTCAAGGTGACTTTGGAACATTTGGTGATGGCACTCCCCGCAGGATGCCTGCACCTACTAATGCAGATGGTTCACCAAAAGAAGATCGTGGTGAAGTCACTCTGACTTTCGGTAGATTTAATGTTCCTACAACGGGACACGAAAAACTTTTTCAACAAGCACAGAAAGCAGCAGGAAAGGGAGACCTCCGAATCTATCCTTCTCGTTCAGTAGATCCTAAGAAAAATCCTTTGGATCCTGATGAAAAGATTGATCTTATGCAAAAGATGTTCCCAGATTATTCTAAGAACATTGTTAACGATCCAAACATCAAAACTGTTTATGATGCACTGAAGCAAGCACACCAAGACGGATATACTAAAGTTCGTGTTGT